AAATACAGCACGATTTACTCTTGCCATATATGCTGTGTAATCTTCTCTTGGTTCTAATGGTAAAAATGCTTCACTGTTTTCTCTAAGATATTCTGTTCCCTCAGTAACAGCTTTCATTATTTCCCAACCTTTCATCATGTCTAAAACTGCTCTAGTTCTAGTGAAAGGACTATCTATATCACCAATAGTTGTAGAGGTTTGTACCTTTGTTCTGTAGTCTCCAGGAATTGAATAAGTCATTTAGCACCTCCATCTTTTTAATGCTAACGCTTTTCTTGTTGGTCTACCTTTACTATCTTTCATTGGACCTTTAACTCCTTTCATTCTTGCACAAAAACTTTTCCTTCTTGCTGCTCTTTTACCTGTAGGATTTTTTTCTGTTACTGGAGCTTTTAAATTGCTACCTGTAGCACGATTATATTTCGCACGACCTTTAGCAGTTAGTCCACCCTTCTTGGATTTTTCACCTCTTCCTACAGATAAACTAACTCCTTTACGTTTAGTCATTATTTACCTACCTTTGCTTGTGCCTTTTTATGGGCTTGAGTAAAAGTGTCACCTGCTCTCATGCGTCTTTTCATAAACTCCATGTGTTTAGCCGAATGATGGACAGAATGTTCGCTAAGTTTCTTCTTTTGACGAGTAGTTAGCTTCATATAACTATATTACCGTTAAATATGTTATTTACACTTATTTTTTCTTCTTTTTTCGTCTATGTTGATATGTTATTTTTTTGCTCCCTGTTTTTGCACGTTTAAATCTTGCTTTTTCGGCACTTGACATTTCTGAAGCTGTCTTAGGTGTCTTACTTGATACACGCTTACTAGGTCTACAGGCTGGATAGCCTCGTTTTTCGCCTTTTTGACGACCACAAGGCTTGCCAGTTTTTACATCTACCCATTTTTCTTTGAACCAACGGGTTAAACCACCACTACTTCTTGCCACTTTTTTTAGTTCCTGTGCGATAAGTGCCACCACGCTTTTTGTACTCTCGTACAAGCCATGCGTTAGCGTAGGCAGAAGGGTAAACCTTAAATTTACGTTTAGCTTCTGACTTTACCCTAGAGTATAACGCTTTATTTACAGGAACATTCGCCACGTTTCTTGCCTCCCTTCTTTTTCTTCTTCTTTTTCTTAGTAGTAGAATGGTACATAGTAAGAATTAGGTAGTTCTTAATATATTCTAAACGAAGTTTGGCCTAATGTCTCTGGTTTGGCAAGGTTGAATTGTTGCAAACATAAATATCCAAAAGCATCAAATGCGTGGTCAACCCCTAAGTTTTTGTTAGGCATACCTGTATTTGGAGCGTAAGTAAGAGTTCTAAGTGCTTTTATTAATTCTTTACACCTCGGATGTATAAAAGTTCTTCGATCTCCATTCGCATCAAGCAATGCAGTATTAACAGCAGTAATCTTATCTCTAACTTTCCAGGGCGATTTAGGACTCATAACAGTAAAACCAGACCTTCTTAAAATCGTATGATCTGTAACTCCTACCCCACTTGTTTTTCTTGCACTACCAGTAGGATCAGGACAAGCAATAATTCTACGATCAACTCCATATCGCCTTGTAACCTCTTCAGCAAAATCCCAAGTAGTAGCACCACCTGTCAGCATGATCTCATCAAACACATAAAGACAATCCTCATGCTTATACGCACAAATTCCTGCCATAGGGTCAACGTTAAAATCTAAACCCAAAAGTAAAGGCATCATATGTAAATCCTGTACTTCTTTATCAATATTGTCATCATCAAAACTAACCGCTACTAAACCAGTAAGATTTTCAAAACTAGCTTCAAATTCTTGCCTGAATGTTCTCGCATCTAACTGACCCCTAGCTGCTTCAACTTCTTCTGGAGCGACATTACCCCCTTCAATCGTAGTAAAACTCCACCTAGTCCAATCATCTCGATCAGTTTCTCCACAAAAACACCACATATCATAAAACCAACTCGCAGTACCATCAGGTGTACTTATAAATAAAGCCCACCCCTGTTTATCAGCCAAAGCAGGTCTTATAACTTCAGCCCATACATCTTTATCCATAAATGCAGCTTCGTCTAAAACAACACCAGCTAAACTTCTTCCTCTCAATGCCATAGCATTTTCTGTACCTTTTAGCTCAATACTCGACCCATTAATTAAATCTAGTCTCAAATCAGTCTCATTTTTACTCTGAACCCATACTTTTGGTACTAATTTCTTTAATTCCTTCCATGCAATGTCTTTCGCCATGCGATATGTCGGTGCACAGTAAAAATATGTCTCCCCTGGTCGATTTATCGCTCCACGAAGTAGTTCTATACAAGCTAAATATGATTTTCCGAATCTTCTGCCAGCTACGAGGATGCGAAATCGCTTTTCACAGTTAAAAACTTGACCCTGGGCATATCTTAAACTGATTTCTGGTGCGGTTTTTACTGGCATACACTAAAAAATAACAAATTTTTCAATTATTACCCCTTTTTTATAGCCTAAATTCATATTTCTAGGTTATCATTCAATTAATACTTTATCTGATTGAGTCCGTGGCTGAATCTTTTATGTCTGGTTTTATCCCAGAAGAACAGAAACAACAACAGGAAAAAAGAAAAAGACGTTCTAAGTTTGCTTGCAATACAAAAGAGCATATCCAAGCTAGAAGTCAAAGATTATACTCTCGTCAACTTGAGGGTAAAACTACAAGACAACTTGTTTTAGAACACGCAAAGATTGAAGGCATTGCAGAAACTTCCGCTTGGAGCGACTGGAGTCGTGTAAAACAATGGAATAACGAAGATTGGGAGAAAGATAGAGAAAATATGCTTCCAAGACTTCAAGCAATGAGAGTGAGATTATTTAATAAAGCAGTTTCAAAAGGTCAATTACAGACAGCAGCACAAATATTAGATTCATTAGGCAAAGTAATCGGAGAATCAGTAGAGACAGTAAACATCCAGGCACCTCAACTATCTATAAAAGTAGAACAACAGTAGTATAAATGTATCAGTAACAAAGATCTGAGATATATATTTAAGTTACCCGCAACGTCATTTTAGCAAAAATAATCTGCAACCCTGCCCCTCTAAGGGGTCTAGAAGGCTCTCTGATGCCATCGTAATGTCATTTAGGTATAATCATCCCTGTAGCACCTAGCAGCCCACACAGCCGATCCTAGACCTATATTTTTTAATTGTTGCTATATGTAAACAAATGACATATTAATTGCTTGCACTTTTGGAATAGGTATGGCATCATTAAATATATATAAACAATTTTTTCGATCCTCTCGGCTCTCGCTAATCTCAGCCAACACTAGAGACTTATCCCGATCCAAAAGAAACGGAAGCCAACCGAGTGAACAACCAGAAGCCATAGATCTGGAAGGTGCGAAAGAAGGAAATACAAACTGACTTTCTCGGCAGGGTTTCACAGATATGCAAACACCGCACAATTTCCTTTTACTTCTAGGCTGTACCACTCACGATAATAACGGGACAGACAAGGGCTTAAGACTTCGGTCAAGTCTTCTTTCTCCCTCCACAGATTACTTCACGATATAGGACAGCCTACAAGTAAAAGGTACATACCTCTTACTTAATTTCCATTTCATTCAAAAGGATTTTTTCTCATGGCTCAAGCCTATGCAATCACCCAATATAATGGGCTAGATTATCAAAACGGATTTCAACCTAAGTGGAATTTGGTAAGCGAGCGAAACGACCAGAAAGCGGCTTTAAAAGTTGCTGAAGTTCTAAATGCTCGCACCAAATACATACACCGTGTTGAAGTTGTTAAGCCTGTTGAGTTACCTAAATTTAGTATTTTAAAACCTGCTAAAAATGAAGCTCAACATATTGTAATCCCTGCAAGTTTCAAAGTAATTAAAAAGAGATCATTTTTCCGCAGATTATTAGGAGCTTTTCTAAATGTCTGAAGAAGAATTTGAAATCTATTTCGCTGGCTGCGATTGGGGAGCAACTTTCGAGTTGTTCCCAAAGCTAGAAAAGAAACTTAATTACGACCCAGAAACAAAGGAGATCAACAAGCATGACTGAAACAACGTACAACGGTTGGACTAACTACGAAACTTGGAACGCTGCATTGTGGTTGGATAATGATTATTTCTATTACACAATCATGATGCTTCCGAGCGTCAAAACTTTTGAAGATTTTATTAAAAAAATTCAAAGTAATTATTTGAACAATCTTGATGCAAATTGGGATTGGAGAAATAAAACAGGAGACGGGATTTCTTGGAACGACCCAAAGATTAACATTCAAGAGATTAACGAAAAGATTCAGGAATTAAAATCATGAGTCATTTAATTAATCACTACATCGAAAACAAGGAGCTTATTCCAATGCTCCTTGAATTTGGTTGGATTGTTCAAAATAACACTTGGACAGACTGCCCTTTAGAAACTCAAGAGCTTTTTAAAAAGTGGCACAAATCCGCATATGGGGAATAAATTTCCCCATTTTTTTCCTGTAAAAATTTTCATTTATCCTAAAAAATTATGACTGTTATGAATGGCCGAATGAATGGCAAAAAATCTCAGGTCAAGCCTGAAGAATTAATTGTGAATGAACTAATTCAAGCGATTGAATCAGGTAACACAAAATTATGGCGTAAAGAATGGACAGTTAAAGGCGGCTTCAGGAACTTATTAACAGGGCATGAATATCAGGGTGGAAACCCTGCTCTTTTATGCTTGCAAAGTTCTATAAGAAATTGGCACTTGCCACTTTTTATCGGAGCAGGTCAGGCACGTTCCATAAATTGCTTACCTAAAAAAGGGTCACGTTCAGCACGTATCTTACAACCCTTATTAAGGGAATTTGAAACGAAAGAACTTGACGAAAATGGGGAAGCTAAAAAAGGTCAATATATGTCCTATAAATGCGTTCCTGTTTTTAATGTCGCTGACATTCGTGGACTTGATGATGAAGCATCAGCAAAATTAGAAAAGCTAATTGATGATGCGGTTCTAACTGCAAAGCCCAGAGAATTAGATGTCAGAGTTAAAAAAGCTCATGACAGATTATTCCAGTGGGAAAAGGAGATCAACACTCTCATTAAAGGAGGAGATAGAGCTTATTACAGAGAATCCTCTGATGAAATTGTTATTCCCAAAAGATACAATTTCAAAAATGACGAATCTTACCTAGCAACTTTCGCTCATGAAGCGGTTCATTCAACAAAGCATAAAAATAGATTATCAAGAAATAATTTATCTTATGCTCAAGAAGAATTAGTTGCTGAATTAGGAGCATATCTGATTTGTAACAGATTACAGATTTCTAATTTAGACACTATGAACCATGCAGCCTACTTAGAAAGTTGGTGTCCAATGCTAAAAAGCGATCCAAAAATCCTTTTCAAATCGTTAGCTATGTCAAGTAAAGCTGCTGACTTAATAATAGGGGAGCAATAGCTCCTCTTTTTCTTTTTATTTATTATGACTCTTTATTTTCTCAACAAAGTAAAATTCAAAAATTCTGAATTAGATTTATTTGATTGTGGGCATAATTGGTATGCTAAAAATCACAATGACTTAATTCAAAAGCTTGAATCTTTTACAAACCAAACATTATGCTTTATTGAATATCAAGTAAGCATAAAAAATCCTATATCTTGCATTGATACGTTATGAAAGAATACAAAGCAACCGATCCTGAAATGGTTCAGGCTCAAAAAGACTTGGCTAAAATGTCAAATTTATCTGATCGTATAATTACTAACGATAAAGATTTATTTGATGAGTTAAGTACGATCCAGAGAAAATTATGTCAAATTTCTGAATTAAAGGCACATTTTCTTCAGAGATATGAGGACATACTTGATGAGCAGCATAACTTGGAGACTCAGCTATGCGTCTTCCAACACGAAATGCTTCATAGCTTCGAGCTAGTCTTCAGGTATTACAAAACTAAGAAAAAAGGATTTAAGTAAATGAAAATGATTCATCAAATGATTCCCAACCCTAGAATGTTAGTTCAGGGTTACGAACCAATAAAAAGAAAAAGAGTCCGACCTAAGAAAAAGGTACGGACTTTTAATAGAACTAAATTAAATAAACCAGAGGGATTTTAATTAATCCCTTTTTCTAATTTTAATTTACATCTAGTCAGAATTAGTGTCTCATAGAGCTTTTTATCTGACTTTAGACTTTTGGTAAGTAGATTATCCCACTCTACGGAGGATAATTTATTGAGATGGTAGGGATCATAACCCATTTCTTCGATTGAAAGTATGTAAGACTTAATTAGACTCATGATGATACTGTTACTACATCATTAAATATAGCATAACAATGTTGCAATTACACAAAAACAATGTTATTGTTAATAATGAGTTCACTTATCCTAAATTTATGACTCAAAACGATAGAGACTTTCAAAAAGTCTTACAAGCCCTGACCACTTTTGATAAAAAATTATCAAATCTTGAAATTGTAGTAGATAAATTAGCAAAGGCTACTACTGACTACGCTACGAGCCAGCAACAATTAAACAAAGATCAGTCTTCGCTTAATAAAGATTTAAGTGAAGGCATCAAAATGCTTGGAAATAGTATGTCTGACATCATTAAATTTCTACAAAAACTAGGAGGTAACAACTAATGCCTAACTGGACATATAACAGAGTAAGAGTAAAAGGAGATGACTCTGAAAAAATTCAAGAAGTTAAAAAGTTATTTGAAGGAGAAAATCCTTTTCATGCTTTAATACCTGAGCCTGATTGGAAAGTTATTCCATTAACAGAAGAATATGCAAAGCCTTATTCTTTTTCTGACCCCAGAGGAGAGATCGGAGAGTTACCAGTACAACCCGACCCAGAAGATAAATCTCCTTTTAGCTTCCCTAGATTTGCTTCTACCGATAGGCAAGATGATCGTTGGTACGATTGGAGAAATAAACATTGGGGAACTAAATGGGAAGCTTGTGATATTGAAATCACCCAAGATGATTCAGATTTTCTTGAGATAACTTTTAATACCGCTTGGAGTCCTCCTGAACCAATCGTTCATGCTTTACGTTCCAAATACGAATGTAGAGATGAAGAATCTTATAGCAATGGTAAGTATCTTTCTGTTTCGTGGCTTTACGAATTGGAAGGAGAAGAAGCGGTGGGGTATCTATAATGTCCCACCCAGTAAATGATGAACTCCTCGAAAATATTTGGGAACAAGTACAGGAGGAGTTCCCTTTCTTACCTGTAGAAGAACAGGAACAACTAGCTAAACAAATGTTTGAGGATAGATGCCAATGAACATAACCGAAAGTAGAGATGAAGCATTTGAGGCAATAGCTGAGATGCTACGTTCCAATATTAAGAAAACAAAGATAGCTTCTAAACTTGCTGCTGATTATTGCGTTAGTGATAAAACAGTTTACAAGTGGATAACAAAAGTTGAAGAAATGTACGATATAGAACCTATAGAGTCTATTCTTCAACAACAAAAATCTGAATTAAAATCTGAAATTTATCAGGATTTGATTCGAGATTATCATAAAGCTAAAGACGATAAAGATGATGAATTACGCAGGAAAATCGGAGCTATATTAAATAACACTTACCTTAAAAAAATTACTTTCAACTGAGAATTTCGCTAGCGAATTATGATTGACAACCCACTTCCAGATCAAGTTATGCAGGAGAAAGAAACGCTCCAAAACGCTCAAGACTTTGAGTTCTATTGCCACCACCATGCAAAAGAAATCGCTGAACACTACAAAGTACATAAAGACTTACATGAATACTTTGCAGAGTGGTATCACGATTACATGAGACAGAACCCTGACCTATTCGATCACACTCTTATTTACCTAGATAGTGATTACATAGTCGATTGGTGGGAAGCTGAATCCTACCTTTATGACGATTTCAATTCACCTTATATGGAGATTAAAAAATGAAATTAGAAGAAATTTATGAGCAACTTAATTCTTTTGTTGAAAAAGAAGACAAGATAATTTCTAAATGGCCTTGTGATTCTGATTACAACGTTCCAACTTGGAATGACATTTATGAAGCCTTAGACATTCTTGATTCAATTATTAATTACGAACCTAGTGATGCTGAATTAGAAGCATACTTTAATGATTATCAAGATCCACCTCATGTAGTAAATCAAAGAATGTTAGAAATGAAAAGCGAGTCTCACGGAAGGAGGTTTGTATGACTATGCAATGTAAACAAGTAGATATTGGAGACAAGTGTGTGGAGTGCCTACGCTCCACTTCTTTTGGAACAGGTCTTTTCGTTAACAGAATACCAGCCGATAATGATAATTATATCGGTTGGTTATGCCCAGAGTGTAACTGGTACGAATGTGATCGCTGCGGTCAGAACATTTATGATGATGAAGATTGCACTCCCTATGACGTTCACTTAGATCACGAACCAACAGAATTTTCTGATGGAGCTTATAGAGTTCACTACGAATGTCTAACTGAGAAAGAAAAACAACTTATGGAGGAAAACAATGCTTAAAGAAAGATTAGAACTTTGTATTGACCCTATCGAAATTCCTGAAGAAGATATTGATTTATTTATGGTTGATGGCAGGTTTAATACAAGAAACCATAAAGCTGTCGATTGGCTTTGTACCAAAATTGAAAACGGCCAAGTAAATTTAGTCTTACATATTCAAGAATTTGAGGAGGACTAATGCCTAAAGGTAAATACTACGAATATCAAATCAAACGTTCCGCACTAGATCAGGACTATCTTTCTGGTAATATTGATGACTTTCAATATGCCAGAGAGTCTCTTGACCTAGACTTGGAATACGAACCATATATCCTAGCTCAAACTATCAATAGCGAAATTGCTAAAAAACAACACAACATAGGAGACAACAAATGAATCAATCAAAATTATACGAATGGTTACTTGATAACGATTGCCCTTTCGAATGGGAAACAGTTGATAATCTTATGACTACAACATCATGCACTCTTGTATTTACTCACAAGGAGGAACAAGAAGATGCCTAACGACAAGTGGATTAACTTTCCTAAAAATCCTTACGAAGGTCAGGTTTTTTACTACCCTGCTACAAAAGATACCTTTACTTATATTATTCCTAAAAACCAACCTGAATATGGACAATGGGTTGTTATTTCTTACGATCTTTTTATGAACTTTAAATCAAGCAGCAACTAATTGATCGTTCTTTACCATATCTTGAAACTCTGCAACCTTTTCCTTAAATAACGCACCACAACCTATCAACTCCATAGCAGTTACCCAGCGAAGTTGTAATCCGTTCTTTCTTATTATACATATCAATCCTCTTTTTGCTCTAACTCCTGTTTTTTCATATAATCCCTCATTGTACGCACCTATTTGTAATAAATGATCTTGTAAATATTTTTCTGGTTTATCCGTATCTTTTCCGTAAGTTTTGAAATCTACTATCGTTAATTCTGAATGACCATCAGGGTTTTCTGTATCTATTAAAGCGTCACATTGACCAGCATATCCTGATGAATGGTTAATATTAAATTCACTAAGATGAATGGCTTTTATATCTTCCAAAAAGGGTTGTATATTTCGGGTGTACTCACTACACGCCCATTGTTCCTCGACTTTATTTTTACCATGAATGGCGTTTTGTAATGCCCATGTTGT